TCACTCTGCCTTTTCTTTTGTGGCGGCTGGATTATTGCCATTTATTAAAGCGGGGAAATTCCTGGGTGTATTTCTAGGGAAATTTTTATTTTCAGCAATCAGCAAACTGTCACTTGGTCTTGGTTATTTAATTGGATACGTAATAAAAGGCGCGATGATGTTTGGAAAAGCGATCATGATTATGAGCCGCGCCTTGCTTACCAACCCAATCGGGTTAATCATTACGGGGATTGCGGTTGCGGCGTATTTGATTTATGAAAATTGGGCGAAAGTTGGGCCATGGTTCGCTGAATTGTGGGGCAATGTTTCCGGGGTATTTTCTAACGCCTGGAACGGTATCACAAATTTCTGCTCAACTGCCTGGACAAATATCAGCAATTTCTTCACATCCGGCATCGGAAACATCACATCGACCATTCTAAGCTGGTCGCCTTTAGCTTTATTCCAGCAAGTCTTTTCTTCTGTTCTTTCCTGGTTCGGAATTGATGTGCCGGCTAAGTTTATGGATTTTGGCCGAAATATGATAGACGGATTAGTGAACGGTATTAAAAACGCCTGGGAAGAAGCGAAAAAGATTGTTTCCGATTTAGGCGACGGCATTAAAGGGTGGTTTGCTGAGAAGCTGAGTATTCATTCGCCAAGCCGAGTGTTTAAAGGCTATGGTGTGAATGTTGTGGAGGGGCTGGCGATTGGGATGGATAAATCAACATCCATCGCAGAAGCGGCGTCAGATAACCTTGCGGGTGCTGTGGGGTTAAATGGTGTGACCCATAACACAGGCGTTCTTGCCAATTATCAGCCACTCAATCGTGCGGACGTCATGCCACAAGCCGCTGGGGCTGCCAATAGTGTGGTGGTGAATTTTAACCCGACAATCAATGTCAATGGCGGTTCAAATGGTGACGGAAACGGCGTTTTAAACCAGGTTCAACAAGGCTTAAAGATGAGTTTAAACGAGTTTGAAATAATGTTGAAGCGTGTGTTAGACCAACAACAACGGAGAGCATATTAATGTATTTTATGTTAGGAAGTGTGGCGTTTGAGCCTGTTGATTTAACTGACTTCAACGAAACCCATGCAGCAGATTTCGCAGAGCATGCGGTCTTAAAAGGAAAACCCCGCTTGCAAGCTATGGGCGAGAAGCTCACAGAGCTTAATTTTGCTATTCGCTTACATCATACGCTTGGCGGTGTTGAGCGCCGCTACCAGGAATTGTTAGGGGCGAAATCAAAACAAGCCGCGCTGCCATTAATTATTGGTCGTGGGAAGTATAAGGGTAATTTTGTGATCACCGATATTTCATCTGTCACCTTGTTTACAGATAAGTTCGGGAACGCGCTATGTCGCGAGATGAATATTAACTTGCGGGAATTCGTAGGCGATATTGAAGAGAACCCTTTAGGCGCTGCATTAAATATTGGTGGCAACTCCTTGCTCGGATCTATTTTGCCAGCTGGTGCGGTAAAAGCGTTATCCCAGGTTAAAGAAACCGTGCAAAAAGGTGCGGAGTTATTTAACCAAGGCCGACAAATTATTGACAGCGTTAGAGATACCGTGGCAGTTGTTCGACAGCTATCTGATGACCCAGCGGCTGCGTTGGCATATTTACCAGGTATTTTAAAAAATCTTGATGGGGCGATTGGTCATTTTGGCGAGCTTACCGGGATGAGAGATTTGCTGGAAGGTGTGCATAAAGTGCTACCAGCGGCGAGCGATTTAGCCAGGGAAGGTGCGGTGATTTATGAAGATTTAATGTCTATGAAAGATAGTCTAACGCGAGGAAAACAATCCGGTGGAGCAGATTGGAATAACTGGTTTAAGCCAGCAGATAGCGCGATGGACGACATTAATGAGCGGATTGATAATGCAGCAGCACCTGTGGCAGAAATGACAGCCTGGGTCGTTTTACGCAAAGATGAGGACGTAATTGATGACACAACAAACCGTACTTAAACATACCGTAAAACAAGGCGAGCGTTGGGACAACCTTGCCTATTACTATTATGGCAACGCATTGGACTTTGAACGCATTATTAATGCCAACCCGCACATAGGATTGTGCGAAGTGCTGCCAACAGGGGCAACGGTTTATATTCCAGTGCTAAATATTAAGCCTACAAATAATGAATCAATGCCGCCGTGGTTAAGAGGTAATAATGAATAGTAACGTGCCAACCCCTGACTTTTCCATTTTATACGAAAAGACCAATATTACCGCTGACATTGAACCCCACTTAATTGAGCTAGCGTACACCGATAATCTTGAGGGCGAGTCAGACGAGCTGACGCTAACGTTTGAGGATATTAGCGGAAAATGGGTGCGGCAGTGGTATCCAACGCAAGGGGATAAATTAAAGGCGGCTATTGGTTACAAAGGGGCGCTGCTGGCCGATATTGGGGTGTTTGAAATTGACGAGGTGGAATATAACTACCGACCTTCATATATTCAAATCAAGGCGTTGAGTACAGGTATTGGAAAGGCAAATCGCACGTTAAAGCCTAAAGCCTATGAAAACACAACACTCAAGCAAATAGTGGGCATTATTGCAGAAAAATTAAAGTTAAAAGTAGTCGGGACAATTAAGCCTATTCCGGTTAAGCGCGTGACGCAATATCAAGAGCGTGATGTTGAGTTTTTGGCAAGATTGGCAAGAGAATATCATCACAGCTTTAAGATAGTGGGTGATCAGCTTGTGTTCACGGATAAAGACGAGCTAGGCAAAGAAGAAGCCGTGGCGGCGCTTGAAGAGCGAGATACGATATCGATTACCTTGCGAGATAGAATCAAGGATACGGCCAAGGAAGTTGATGTGAGTGGGTATGATGCTACAGGGAAAAAGGTCATCAAGAAGCGTAAAAAAGCAAAGCCGTTGCGCGAAAAGATGAAACAAGCCCAGGCGGCAAGCGGGGATACATTGAAGATTGTTACCCGTGGGGAAACCCAGGAGCAAATTGATGCACGAGCTGATGCGGCGTTGGCAGAGCAAAATGACGACCAAACGGCGGGAAATATCATGCTGGTCGGCAATCCTAAGCTCGTGGCTGGCAGCACAATATTACTGCGCAACCTTGGCATTTTTAGTGGGAAATATTTAATAAAATCATCCCGGCATAGTATTGTCCGGGGTGGCGGCTATACCACAAGTATTGATGTGCGCATGCTAGAGTTTATCCCGGATGATTTGCTTAGCACAGGCGCACTAACGGAAAATAAAGCGGGGGAATAAATGAAAACGCATGACTTTGGTGCAACTTATCAAGAAGGCATTGTCTCAGCGGTTGATGCCGCGAACCATAAAGTGCGGTGCAAAATCCCCGCACTTGAAGATTTAGAAACAGCCTGGTTGTCTTATTTAACGCCTAATGCTGGCGGAAATCAGTTTTATTGTCTGCCTGATGAGGGCGAATTGGTGGCATTGTTACTTGATGCGCGCGGGGAAGGTGGCTGCGTATTGGGTGCAATTTACAACGAGAAAGACACCACACCGGCGAATGATAACAATATGTGGGTTAAAAAGTTCACAAACGGGACAGTGATTTCGCACAATCGTAAAAGTGGCGAGATTAATATCAACACAAGCGGTAGCGTTACCGTAACCGCTGGGGGCGGTGTAAAAATCAATGCTGATACATCAATTAGCGGAAAACTAGCCGTGTCAGGAAAAATTACGTCCAGCACAGAAGTATCTGCTCCAAAAGTTAAACAAGGCTCTATTGAGCTTGGTACTCACAAACACCCAGGCGACTCCGGCGGTAAAACAGGCCTTCCGGAATAGCCCACTTCTTTAAATCGCTTTAAAAGCACTCTTTAGCATAGCCTTGTATCATCAAGGCTATGAACACACAAAGCACTCTTATCACAACACACTGGCAGCTTGCACCCAACATTGAAAATCAAGTTGTGCAAGGTATTGATGACATCCATCAATGTATAGGCCACATCCTTTCAACGATGAAAGGGACGGATGTGTTGCGACCTGAATTTGGCAGTGATCACTTTCAATATATAGACCAACCGGAAGATATCGCAATTCCAAACATCGTGCGCGAGGTTACGTTAGCTCTTCAGCGTTGGGAGAAAAGAATTAAAGTTGACTCGGTCAATGTAGAAGGGACTGCTCCGCACTTTGAGTTTTTGATTTTTTGGTCGCTTACCGAAGACGTGCATCGTGAAATTTACGCCACAAGGATTACCGGATGAATAGAAATGAAGTGAAAGTCGTAGACGACAATGTTGAGAGCATTTTGAGCGAAGCGATTTCTCAGTATGAAAAACGCACCGGGAAAATCTTACAACCAGCGCACATTGAGCGTTTGCTTATTAATGTTTATGCCATGCGTGAAAGCCTGGCAAGACAAGGCATTAATGAAGCGTTTCGTCAGACATTCCCGCAATTTGCAACAGGTCTCGCGTTGGATTTATGTGGTGAGACGTTTGGTTGTTACAGATTACTTGAGCGCCCAGCGCGCACTATTTTGCGTTTTAGCATTAACGGTGAACATCCGTCCGTGGTTATTCCAAAAGGCACACGTGTTTCGGTCACTGATGACATTGAATTTGTCACACTAAATGATGACGTAATTACCCCGCTTATTTCTTATGTTGAAATTGAGGCAGCTTGTAACAAGCCTGGCACGGTTGGTAACGGTTGGGAGCGTGGACGAATAAAAACACTTAAAAGTGAAATCAACTTCGCTGGCGAAATAGCTGTCACTAACATTGATGTGCCAAGTGGTGGTTTATTGCGCGAAGAAGATGATCCATACCGAGCACGAATTCTTGCCGCGCCGGAAGCATTTACCAGTTGCGGTTCAATCGCTGCGTACGATTATCACACCCGCGCCGTCTCACAAGATATTGCTGATGTCAATGTATCGACTCCACGTGGTGGGCTTGTCCGAATCACAGTTTTAACCAAAACAGGATTGCCTGACAGTCGTCTCTTAAATGATGTGAAACAATATGTTGGCCCTGAACGCCGCCGTCCATTGTGCGATACGGTGGAGGTTATTGCGCCAACAAAACGTGACTATCAAATCACCGCCACATTAACATTGCTCGAAGGCTATCGTGAAGACGTGGTTAAGGCTAAGGCGCGTGATGCGTTACAGCTCTACCTATCGGACAAAACGAAAAAACTAGGAGTTGATGTTGTGCCGTCCGCAATTATTAGCGCACTGCGAGTTGAAGGCGTGTATGACGTTAATTTAACAGCACCGGCAAAAATTGTAGTGGGTGAAACAGAATGGGCAAATTGCACTGCAATCAATATCAATGCAGCTCCGGAGCGCTCTAATGGCTAATTTAACGTATGCTGATGTCATTGAACGAGAGGCTAAATATAAAACATTGGCTGACCTAAGCCTTGGCATGAATAAGCTCGATAACAGCAAGGTGATGACAACGTTGGTCGAGTTAATTGATGATAGTTTTATCTCTTTGCTTGCAGAAAAATGGAGCGTGACGGGTTATGACGGGGCGTTTATTGCGGCCAGCGATAACTCTAAACGGAGCTTAATTCGAGTCGCCATTGAGCTTCATCGGTATAAAGGAACGCCGTGGTCAATTCGTGAAGTCTGCCGCCGGTTAGGGTTTGGCGAGATTGAGATTGACGAGGGGTTAAAAGCGCGGACTTATAATCACAAATTTGTTCAAACCATACCGTTAAGTGATAAATGGGCTTATTACGCCATCAGACTTAACCAGCCAATCTCAAACGAGCAAGCGGCGCACTTGCGTAAAGTGTTGCGTAACTTTACCCCAGCACGATGCACGTTAGCCGTACTGGATTACAAGTCAGTGGCATTCTTATACAACAATAAAGTGCGATACAACGGCACTTACAACCACGGTTCAAACTAGATTTAAAGCTAATTTAAAGGACAGTTATGGCAAATTTAAAAGAACAAGACAAATGGGAAGATGGAGTCTATCAAATTGAAGAAAACGACCCTGTGCTTGGCGGTGAGAATGGCATTACAAATAAGCCCATTAAACAGTTGGCCAACCGCACATCCTGGCTTAAAAAGGCTTTAGAGTTGCTTGGAAAAAAATCAGCGCCGAAAGACTTGACCGCAGATAGCCAAAGCGCAACTCAGGCTGACGGACATACACATGCGCTTCCAAGCGCTTCAACCACGACAAAAGGTGTGACCAAGCTAAATTCAGCGACTGATAGTTCATCGGAAACTGAAGCGGCCACACCAAAAGCTGTGAAATCTGTCAGTGATAGATTAACAGGTTTTGTGCCCTACTCGTCGAATCTAAAAAACTACGCCACTGTTGTACCTAGTGATGCTGGGTACGGTGGTTATGAGATGTCAGGCGGGAAAAATGGGCATGCTTTCCGTATGGAGTGCGAAGCTGACCATTTTAAATTTTGGTCGAGAATTGATAACACCACATACGCTATCCACGCCCCCGCTAAACGCAATGGCACAATGGCTTTGGTGGAAGACGTTAATAAAAAAGTGTCCAAAAACGGCGATATTATTAATGGGATGCTGTTTATCGATGGGGTTAAATCCGGTGGTTTTGCGAGTGGCTTAGCGATTAGAAATAAAGCTGGTGGCCAAAATACAAGCGGCTTTGTGGATTTTTACCAGTCCGACACCGTGCCGCGCTCTTCAATTTGGTTTAGAGATGCCGGACAAAACAGCACGCAGATCGAATTTTTAAACACGCCAGAAGGCTCTGATTGGAATAGTGATAGCCGACAAACGGCGTTAACAATTAAGTCCACCGGCGCGCTATGGAGTAAACAATACGGCTGGTTGCATGACTACTTTGCCAAACAAGCAGACATTAGCAATGTGTGGAACGAGTTAAACAACACCTACCGAAAAAATAGATATCGGCATCAGAATTATCCACATCATTATAACGGCGCAGAAGTGTTTGATGTACCAGTGGCAGATAATGGTGTAATGCGAGTCATTGTTATGCATGTACACATTAATGGCTACGCTAAAGTGAGTCTACCTGAAGCATTTAATGGGACCTGCTTGGTGCAAGCTACCGATGTGGGGGGCGGTCAAAAGCGCGTTGGTGCAAATATCCAAAATGGGAACGTTGTTGAAATCCACAATAGTGGAGAAACAGGCTTTCAAATTTTAGCTATAGGTTGGTATGGATGGTAAAAAATATGATGTTATTTAATATAGAAACAAGCACGTTCGCGCCTGATTATCTCGTAACAGATAATCAAAATTGGATTGAGGTGAGCGATGAAGAAATTGATGGGATTTCTGCCAGTATAACCGGCGGTGGTGCGGTTTGGTTAGAAAACGGGAAAGTTAAATATTCCGGTAAAGCGCCAAGCGAGTTTCATGAATTTGATAATGTGACAAAACAGTTTGTTTTATCAAAGACAAAACAAGCCGAGTTTACCAAGGAAACACAATCTCGACTAATCAATAACATTGATGTTCATGCTGCCTCAATTTATAGCACATGGACGCGTTTTGAATCTGAGTATCGCGAGCGCCAAACTGCGGCAGAGGCATATAAGGCAGCTGGCTATCAAGGCGAATGCAGTCGATATATCACGGACTTTGCTAAACGCGCCGGGTTAAATAACCAAGCCGCAACAGATTTGATTTTAGTGCAAGCCGCCGGGCTTGAGAAATTACAGGTCGAGCTTGCAAACCAACGCATGCGCAAATACGAGCTTAAAGTGCCTGGATTGACAATTGAAAAAATGCAGTCAATCCATGACGATATTATTAAGCAAATGGACGCATTAATGGAGGCTTATAACAATGGCTAACCGTATCTATCTCGCTTTTTATAAGCATAAACGCAGCTTCTTAAAAGAGCCTTTCAAAGCCTTGGCCGATGCAGTGACCCGCTTTTTTACAAAGGGTAAATACTCACACTGTGAGATAGCGATTGAGCGCATGGAATTTGTTCAAGGCGACCACTATGAACATGTTACGGTTTTTGATTGCTATTCAGCATCTGTGCGCGACGGTGGCGTTCGCTGTAAGCAGATTGATTTATCTGACACGGATAAGTGGGATTTAGTCTTGCTAGATAACGTAGCAGAAGCGCAGATTAAATCTTATTTCAACCGCACAACTGGCGCTAAATATGACTGGTGGGGTGCGTTAGGCATTGTGCTTGGAATCAAGCAAAAACGAAGTAAATATTTTTGTTCAGAATGGTGCTTTAACGCAATTTATAACAGCGAAGAAGGTTGGCGTTTTAGCCCAAACCAACTTGCAGCGATGGTGCGTAAAAATGGATAAAACAACGATTAACCTTTACCGTGGTGATGACGAGGAATGTATTGTTCGCCTGTTTGAAAAACAGCCGGATAAAACATTAAAACCGCTCGATTTGAGTGATATGGCACGCTTTGATTTATGGGCGAAAGTCCGAAACAACGCCGTGCTAACGCTATCATCCACAACAGGTGAAATCGAAGTTATAGATGCCCCGGGAGGCGTTTTAAAAATTACGTTTAATCACAGTTTAACAAAAGACGCGACGTGGTCTCAGGCGGACTATGATTTACAGGCGGTATCTAATAAAGGGAGAGTTAAAACGCCAATTAAAGGCGGGAGAATTAACATTCAATTTGATGTTACACCTGATATGACAGAGGGACGTAATGGATGACATTGTTGCAGTGGTTGACCCACCCCAAGAAATAGTGGCGGT